TAAATTCGCCGGAATCCCCCCGTGCCGCCTGTGCGCTGGGGGCTGCTCTTTAGCTGGAATCAGCCGCGCGCTTGATGCGCCGCTCCAGCCGTTCCATGTCTTTCTTGACGCCGACGGACTCGGACAAAGCCCGTGCGCGCTGTAACTGCGCCATGGCCACGCCAGCTTGTTCCCGCAGGGCCGGGGCAATGTCCGTCGCGTCCTGCTGGTCCAGTACGGCCACCATGGCCAGGCCAATGGCCTTGTGCAGCTTGGCGCGCGCCTGGTCAGGCGCGTCGCTGGCGGCCGTCATGGCTTCGACGGCGCCCAGCACGGCCACGGCATGCTGCGGATCATCGCCCAGCTTGCCCTGCAGGTAGGCGGCGGCAAACTCGTCCAGCATCATGGTCGGAATGTCACGGCTGTAGCCATCGGGCAGGGTGAAGCGGTGTTCCATGCAGTAGGCGGCAATCACCAGGGCACGGTCATATTCTCCCGTGTCGACGTGCCATACGAGCATGGTGGCCACGACATCGTCTTGCGCGCCCTTGCCGCCGGCCAGCACGCCGTCGATCCATTGCGCATAGGTCGCCAGCATGGTGGCCTTGACCTCGATCTTGCGCTCGACTGACTGAATGGATTTCAGGCGGCGGCGGTCGTCGGACAATTTATAAAGCATCAGCTCATACGCGCTGCCGGTGGTCACGCCCTGCGGCTCGGCGGCGCCGGCCGTGCGCTCGGCCAGCATGCGCGCGCGGTGGCGCAGAGCAGGAGACAGGTTGCCCATGGCTTAGGCTTTCAGCTCGATGTGCTCGACTAGCGCGGCCAGGCCCAGGTCTTCGATGACATACGCGTCGTTGGACGACTCGTAGTTCTCGATGCGGTCGCGCGAGGGCTTGTCCTCGACGCGGCGGCGGCGCGCACCATCCTGGAAGTAGATCGACAGATTGTCGAAGCGGGTAATCAGGATGGCGTTGTCCGGGAAGTAGGGCACGCGTACCGCCGGCAAGCCGCCGATGCGTTTCTGGCTGATGATGATGTCGGCCGCCAGGGTTTCCGTGGGCGCCTGCTTGGTGTTCACCAGCGGGAAGTATTTGTCGCTCAAGAGCTTGCGCCCGACGATGGCCACCAGGCCCGTGTCTTCCTGATACCACGGATCCAGCAGGTTGACGGCATCGACCACGGCCGCGTCGAGGTTGGCATAGTCGGCATCTGCACCCTCGCCGATGATGACCTTGCCCGGCAGGCCGGCGCCCACCAGCCCCAGCACGCGCTCGGGCGCCTGTTCACGCAAGTGCTGCAGCCAGCCTTTGTTTACGTCCTGCAGCAGCGGATTGGCGGCCAGGTCGGTGGTGGCCATGACCTTCACGCCGTTAAAACCGATGACGATGCGGTCCAGTGCCTGGCGAATCACGATGGCATTGGCTACGCGCGATTGAAAATCGGGGAACTTGGCCCAGGCGTCCAGCTTGGCATACGTCAGGTGCGTGTCGAAGTTGGTTTGCTCGCAGCGGTATTTGGTGCTGTCCAGGGTGGACAGGTCGCGCGTCTCGCGTTCCTTGTCCTTGGTGTTGGTGCGGCCGGCAATCGGGCCGGAGACGCCCAGGCCCAGCTTTTCGCCTTCCTGTTCGCCCACGCCCATGATGTTGATCTTCGACAGGAACTCGCTCGATTCCTGCATCTTGTTTTCCAGCTTTTGCTGCACGCTGGGCGCCACGCTGAAGGTCTTGGCCACCGTATCGGTGTCGTTCAACTGGCCCAGGCGGGTTTCATACTGGCTGTAGACCTGGCGGGTTTGCTTTTTCATTGTTTGGTGCTCCGTTGTTGGATGAATGTGGGGGGAGGGCGCGGGCGCTTAAAACTCGGTCTGCACGGCGCCGTCGTTGCCGGTGGCCGGCGGGCGGCGCGGCGCGTTGCCGGGCGCCGCGTCCATCTGCGCCTTGAAGGCGTCCAGGTCGGCCTGCGTGGCCGTCAAGGCCGTTTCCGCTTTGTCCAGGCGCGCCAGGGCGCTGGCGTAGTTGTCATTCGCCGTGACGACGTGGCCGGCCAGGGTTTCCACGGCTTCGCTGATGTCGGCGAATTGGGCCGCGTCGGCACCGGATTTATTGGAAAAGCGGGACAGCAGGTTTTTGACGGCATCGGCCAGCTTGACGCCTGCCGGTTCATCGAAGACCAGTTCGACCTCGACGGCAGCGCTAAACAGGTTGCCGCTTTGCTGCTTGCGATTCGCCGAGAATTTCAGGGCATCGGTGCCCAGGCTGGCGGGGCTGTCGGTGACGCCCAAGCCGACCAGATAGGGTTGCGCCGTGTCGGCAAAGTCAGGCTGGATTTCCAGGCTGGTGTACAGCTTTTGTTTCGCCTTGTTGATGGCGATCAGCTCGGGCGTGGGTTCGATCTGCGCGAACAGGGCCAGTCTCTTGCCGCTGTCGGTGTCCACTTCCTCGGCTTTCACCGCGATCACGTCGCCGTAGGCCTTGAACTGGCTGTCGGGCAGGATGCCGCGAATATGTTCGAGCCAGATGCGCGCGCCGTAGGTTTTCGGGTTGTAGGTGGCGGCGAGCTGCTCGATGGTGGCGCGGTCGATGTTGCGGCCGTCCGTGGTGGCGCCTTCGGTGGCGACGCGGAAGAATTGGGATTTAGGCATGGTGGCGTGTCTCGGTTGATCGGATAACGCCATGGTCAACGTCTTGGCCCGGCGATTCAATGCGGGGCGGGTTGCTATGGCCCATAGCGACTTTTGCCTTTCCCCGTTCCGCGCGCGCGCGGCCTACGCTGGCGGCATGCTGACAATCGAGAAAACAAGCGAACAAACGGCGGACGAAAAAATCGCCGAACTGGCCGTGCCCGAATCTGAGCCACGGCGTGCCGCGCGCGCCCTGTACTGGAAGGGCTGGCGCATTTCGTCCATCGCCCGCCACTTAGGCGTAAAGCGCAGCACCATCAATAGCTGGAAAGAGCGCGACGAATGGGACAAGGCGCAGGCCATCGAGCATGTGGAAGCGTCGGCCGAGTTGCGCCTGGTCAAGCTGATCGAAAAAGAGGTCAAGAGCGGCAGCGACTACAAGGAAATCGACCTGCTGGCACGCACCATCGTGCAGATGGCGCGCGTGCGCCGCTATGAGCAACCGGGCGGCAACGAGGTCGATCTTAACCCCAGGCTGGCGAACCGCAACGCCGGGCCGAAGAAGAAGCCGACGCGCAACGACTTCAGCGACGAGCAGCGCATTCAGCTGCTTGACGCCTTCCAGGACTCGCTCTTCGACTATCAAAAGGTCTGGTATCGCAATGGCGACCAGCGCACGCGCGCCATCCTCAAGAGCCGCCAGATTGGCGCCACCTGGTACTTCGCGCGCGAAGCGCTGGCCGACGCCATGGCGACGGGCCGCAATCAAATCTTCCTGTCCGCTTCAAAAAGCCAGGCCCACGTCTTCAAGCAATACATCGTGCAATTCGCGCGCGAGGCGGCCGGCATCGACCTGACAGGAGATCCCATTGTGCTGCCGAACGGCGCCCACCTGTATTTCCTGGGCACGAACGCGCGCACGGCGCAGGGCTATCACGGCAATTTTTATTTTGACGAATTTTTCTGGACGCAGAATTTCCAGGAGTTGAACAAGGTGGCCTCGGGCATGGCCATCCACAAGAAATGGCGCAAGACGTATTTCTCGACGCCATCCTCGACCACGCACCAGGCCTATCCGTTCTGGACGGGCGAGCTGTTCAACAAGCGCCGCGCCAAGGCCGAGCAATTCAACATCGACGTGAGCCACCAGCGTCTGGCGTCCGGCTACACAGGCGAGGACAAAATCTGGCGCCAGATCGTCACCATTCTGGACGCCGAGCGCGGCGGCTGCAACCTGTTCGACATTGACGAGCTGCGTAACTTCGAATACAGCCCGGACCAGTTCGAAAACCTGTTGATGTGCAATTTCATTGACGATTCGGACAGCGTTTTCCCCTTGAACGAGCTGCAGCGCTGCATGGTCGATTCCTGGGTTGAATGGGACGACTACAAACCCCTGTTGGGCCTGCGCCCCTTCGGCAACCGCGCCGTGTGGATCGGCTATGACCCGGCCTTGAACGGCGACAGCGCCGGCTGCGTGGTGCTGGCGCCGCCCATGACGGCCGGCGGCAAGTTCCGCGTGCTCGAACGCCACCAGTGGCGCGGGCAGAGCTTTGAGGACCACGCTGAAGCCATCCGCCAGATGACCCAGCGCTACAACGTCGAATACATCGGCATCGACACGACCGGCATGGGCATCGGCGTGCTGCCCATCGTGCGCGGCTTTTTCCCGGCCGTCACGGCCCTGAACTACTCGCCCGAAGTCAAAACGCGCATGGTCTTGAAGGCGAAAAACATCATCAGCAAGGGCCGGCTGGAATTTGACGCCGGCTGGATCGACATCGCGCAATCGTTCATGGCGATCCGCAAGACCCTCACACCCAGCGGCCGGCACGTCACTTATGTGGCCGGGCGCAGCGACGAAACGGGCCACGCCGACCTGGCGTGGGCCTGCATGCACGCGCTCGATCACGAACCCTTCGAAGGCAGTACCGACAACAACCAATCCATCATGGAGATTTATTCTTGAGCAAAGCACGACATCAGCGCGCCCGCGCGCGCTCCGCACCTGGCGCAGATACGGCCACAGCCGCGGCGCCGGCCGCCGCCGGCATCCAGGCGTTTTCCTTCGGCGACCCTACGCCCGTGCTCGAGCACGGCGACATTCTCGACTGCTTCGAATGCTGGAAGAACGGCGAATGGTACGAGCCGCCCATCAACCTGGCCGGCCTGGCCAAGTCCTTCAATGCCGGCGTGCATCACTCCAGCGCGATCCACTTCAAGGCCAACGTGCTGGCGTCTACGCTGATCCCCAGCAAATACCTGTCGCGCGACGCCTTTAAACGCCTGGCGCTCGACTTTCTGACGTTTGGCAACTGCTATCTGGAAGACCGGCCCAGCCGCAGCGGGCGCCCGCTGACGTTCGCGCACGCGCTGGCCAAGTACATGCGGCGCGGCATCGACTGGGACACGTATTTTTTCGTGACCAATCACGGCACGGCGCACCAGTTCGAAACGGGCCGCGTGTTCCATTTGATGGAACCGGACGTGAATCAGGAGCTGTATGGCGTGCCGCAGTACCTGAGCGCGCTGCAATCGGCCTGGCTCAATGAGGCGGCCACCCTGTTCCGCCGCAAATATTACAAGAACGGCTCGCACGCCGGTTTCGTGTTCTACATGACGGACGCCGCGGCGAACACCCAGGACGTGGACAACTTGCGCCAGGCCATGCGCGACAGCAAGGGGCCGGGCAACTTCCGCAACCTGTTCATGTACGCGCCGAACGGCAAGAAGGACGGCATCCAGATTCTTCCCGTGTCCGACGTGGCCGCCAAGGACGAGTTTTTCAACATCAAGAGCGTGACGCGCGACGACCAACTGGCCGCCCACCGCGTGCCGCCGCAGCTCATGGGCATCCTGCCGAACAATGCCGGCGGCTTCGGTGCCATCGAGCCAGCCGCGCGCGTCTTCGCGCGTAACGAGCTGGTTCCGCTGCAGGCGCAGTTCATGGCGATCAACGAGTGGGCCGGCGTGGAAGTGGTGCGCTTCGCACCGTATGACCTGGCCACGGGCGGGGAGGGTGCAGCATGAGCGATCACGTCGACAACACGGACAAAATCATCTTCGCCGAGGTGGCGCGTGGCCTGGCTGCCGTGCGCGGCCGGCCCGCCCTGGTGGCGTATGGCTGTTGCCACTACTGCGATGAGACATTGGTGCCCGCGCTGCTGTTCTGCAATGCGGACTGCCGCGACGACTACGACAAGGAGCAGGCGGCCAAGGCCCGCGCCGGCCGCGCAGGATGACCTCCACGCCGCGATAGCCGGTAGGGCGGGGCCGCGATAGCCCAGTCGCGCCGAAGCGCCCCAGCCACCGCACAGGCCGCCCCCGAGGCGGCTTTTTCACGTCCCGCCGATTGATGTTGCTCTTGGAGCAAGAAAATGGCCCGTTTCGGCCCGGCGCGCGCAGTTGTCCCCCCTCCACACCTGCCCGCTATATAGGGGTCTTTTGACTCAAATGTGCGCCATGGTCGAAGGCGCATGAAGCCTGGCGCGGCGGGGCGAAGAGGGGGCGCGCGTTTTGACGCATTTTGACGCACTTTGAGCGGTTTTTTGTGCGGGCGGTGCGGGAAGGTGGGAAGGGCGTTGTTTTCGCGCTGTGCCGCGCCCTAGTGCGGTTCTGGCTTAGGTATGGGCGTCTCTATTCTTAGGATCATTCATCTTCACGCCCTCGCATCATTGCCAGATATTGCGAGCTCAAGAACTCTTGATATACTGTATGTATATACAGTATTTTATTCAGGTGTCACGATGATTGTTAAAATGTTAAAGATGCGCCTTGCTGGTGTAGAGGTGCCCAAGAGACGGCTGCATGATCGCTACAATTCGGCACGGCCCGGAACGTTGGAAGTCGTTGAAACCACAGACCAGGGCTTGCACCGTTTGGTAAGGCTGG